ATTTGGCAGACTGCAAGCTGAACTTGTACAGCCTGTGCTGCACAGGGTTATCTATATACTTAAGAAGCAGGGTCGCATCGAAGTCCCAACTGTAAATGGTAGAGAAGTAAAAGTACGCTCTGTATCTCCACTTGCTCAAGCACAATCCAATCAAGACATCTCAAGCGTAGCACGTTTCCTAGAACTCGTTGGCGGTTCGTTTGGCCCAGAGATGTTGCAGTTGTTAGTTGATGGTGAGCAGACAGCAATACATCTTGCTAAGAAGTTTGGTGTGCCAGAAAGCTTGATTAGGGATGAAGAGCAACGCAAGCAAATAGCACAGATGGCGCAACAAATGGCGCAGCAGCAGATGCAACAACAAGGACAGATGGTTGAGCAACCAGAAGGTTAACATTGGAATAGACGGGATACAGCGGAAGACTGATCTTGATAAGCAGATAAGTCACAACGTAGCTCAGATATTTGAATCACCAACAGGCAAAGAAGTTGTGCGTTATCTACGTTCTATAACTATAGAAATGGTTAACGGGCCGAATGTAACTACGGAAGAGTTACGTCATATAGAAGGGCAGAGATATATCGTTGGTTTAATCGAGCAGCGTATTGCCCATTCACATAGGAGTAAAAGAAAATGAGTGATACGTTAATGAACACTGAGGCAACAGAAGCTGCACCAGTAGAGGCTGCACCAGCAGAAGAGCAGCGTGACTTTGTTGTTGCAGAAGATACACAACCAGAACGCCCTGAGTGGTTGCCAGAGAAATATAAAAGCGGTGAAGACCTAGCAAAAGCTTATAAGGAACTTGAGTCTAAGCTTGGCAATAAAGAAGAAGACATACGCAATAAGCTTCTTGAAGAAATCAAGACAGAAAGCTTTAGCGAAAGGCCAGAGTCTGCTGGCGATTATCAGTTGCCAGAGTCAGTAGATGAAGAGCTTGCTGTTGATAACGAGCTTCTTAAGTGGTGGTCTGAACATTCCTTTGAGAATGGGTACAGCCAAGATGAGTTTAAGAAGGGCATAGAGATGTATGCTCAAGCTATTGGTGGGGAACAACCAGACATCGAAGCTGAGTCAGCAAAGCTAGGCGAAAATGCAAATGACAGAATACAAGCAGCATCTATGTTTGCAACTAAGTTTTTCCCAGAAGAAGCTATCCCTGCAATAGAAAGAATGTGCGAAAGCCATGAAGGTATCATTGCTATTGAATCTATTATGGAGGCGATGAAGGACGGTTCGTTTGCTGGCAACGCTGAGTCAAGTGCTGGCACAACTGAGCAACAACTTAGGGAGATGATGAATGACCCAAGATATTGGAAAGATCGTGATCCAAGTTACATCAAACAAGTCACTGATGGCTTCCAACAAATATATAGATGAAGTTAAAATAATAAAGCGGGGCCAGTATTATCTGACCCCGTTTACCGAAAAGCATATAGATGAAGTTGTCGAGCATCTAGGAAAAGAAAGTCGAAGAGAGCTAAAGCTACTTGGACACTTAGACATACGCCAAGCCATAGAAGAGATGCAAAAGTTCTCTGAGTGCTACATTGCTAGAAAAGAAAACCAAGGGTTTCTAGCTGTAGGTGGCCTTTGGTATGACAACGATCAAGACTTCCCACAAATGTTTGCTATGTTTTCTGATACAATTAAAGGAAACTTCAAAGCTATGGCGCGTGGCTCACAGATGTTAGTTAACTTCTTTGATACAACACAAAGCCACATGAGCATGACAATATTAGCGGATTACGAGCTTATGTTGAATTGGGCAAGCTGGTTAGGCTTTGAAGCTATGGGCATTTCTACCCTTGGCAAAAACGACTATGTTGATTTTGTACGTTGCAATCCGAACAAAAATAGTGTTAGGGGTGAATTACTGCGGCCCGTAACGCACTGAAAGGTCCGAAAGGATACCCTTGTTGAAGTGAAGAAGTGGATACCCGTGTAACTGTAACTTCAAATTAGGACTGAAAAAATGGCTAATACTATTGACACAGCCTTTATCAAGCAGTTTGAAACCGAAGTTCACATGGCTTATCAACGTATGGGTTCCAAATTACGGAACACTGTGCGTACCAGCAATGTGACAGGTTCAGTTGCTCGATTCCAAGTAATTGGTAAAGGCGTCGCAAACACTAAATCACGTAATGGTAACGTAACTCCAATGGAGTTGGCGCATACAACAGTTGAAGCTACTATGGCTGACTACTATGCACCAGAGTACATCGACAAGCTCGACGAGTTGAAGATCAACATTAACGAACGTCAAGCTGTTGCTCAATCTGCTGCTGCGGCCCTTGGTCGTAAGACAGATGAACTTATCTACGCAGCTATGGATGCTGCTGGTGGTACAGCAATTCACGATACAAGCTCCGCTCTTGAGATCGCTGACCTACTATCACTGTTTGAAACTATGGGCGTCAATGACGTACCAGAAGACGGACAGCGTTATTTGGCAATGAATCCAAAGGGTTACGCTGACTTATTCGCAATAAGCCAGTTTGCTTCTTCTGACTTTGTTGGTGAGCAAAACCTACCATTCGCTGGTGGCATGACCATGAAAGAGTTTATGGGATTCAAAGTGTTTTCTACCTCTGCTGTAACGGCTGGTAAGAACATTGCGTATCACACTTCATCTGTAGGACTAGGCATTAATGCTGATGTTCAAACAGAAGTGAACTATGTCGCTGAAAAAGCTTCACACCTTGCAACATCTATGATGTCTATGGGAGCTGTTGGCATTGATGCTAACGGTATTTGTGAAGTCCTTGATAACAACTCTTAAGAAGGAGACTGGAATATGGCTTATAGTGCAGCAGGTCTTCACCTTATAGGTGGTGGATCAGGTCAAAGGCTCTGGTATTATGTATCTACTGATACCATTGCAGACGCAAACACAGCAGGTTACTTTAATGACGCTGCGTCCATGCTTAACCTAAATGACTTAATCATTACGGTAACATCTACAGGTGGAACGCCTGTTATTACCCATGCTTATGTCAACGCAAACAATGGTTCTGTTGTCGATATTACTAACGGCGTTGTCGTTACTAATACTGATGGCGACTAAATAGGGCGGGGGGTTTCGGCCCCCCGACTTTCTTATGCCAGACGTAGCTGATACAGCGATAAAAATATGCTCTCGCGCATCCATCTTGATTGGTGGTGACGCGATTCAGTCTTTTACAGACGGAACAACAGAGTCAGATGTTGCATCTTCTATATACGAAGACATCGCAAGATCCTCTTTAACAAGCACAAGATGGCGGTTTGCAACTACTCAGGTACAGTTGAGTAGACTTACAGACGTACCAGCTTCAAGATACTCTGCTGCTTACCAGTTACCAGCAGACTATTTAAGTATTAACTCACTGACAATAAACGATAATATTATAAAGTACGACATATATACCAACAAGGCTTTCTGTGATGCAGTCGAGACTGACGTTGTTATGGCTGACTACATCTTTAGAATAGCTGAAGAGCATTGGCCTCCTTACTTTATCGTTGCTCTTGAACTTGCGTTAGCAGGTATCTTTGCTGTGTCTATTGCGCGAGATGCACAGCTTGCAAGTGCTATGGATGCAAGAGCAGAGATACAGATGAGGAAAGCAAGAACACTAGATTCGCAACAACAAACAACCCGTAAGTTAGACACATCAAGGTTTATTTCTCAAAGGCGTAGCTAATGCAGAAAGTAAGAGTTCCTATTAACAGCTTTCAGTATGGTGAAGTCAGTGATTCCCTCTCAATGAGAGTTGATACACCTATTTATTCTGCATCTGCATCTACAGTACAAAACATGGTTGTTATGGCTGAAGGTTCTTTGATTAAGCGCAAAGGTTTAGAAAACCATATTAATCACAGCATAACTTATGATGCTACATATCCAGAACAATCTGTCTTAGTGCCGTTTATCTATGATGATAACGAGCAATACATTGTTTCTATACAGCATCAGGCATTAAAGGTTTACCAAATAGCAGCAAACGATGGATCGGTAATCTCTATAAATGTAAACATTACGGCTGGCACAGATGGAGTTGCTGTTCCTTTTGATAGAGAATATTTAAAAGAGTACACGACAGCACAACTAGGAGATGTTCTTTACATCTGCCATTCTCTCTTTGCGCCTAGAGTATTAACACGAACAAGCCTAACTACCTTTGAGATAAGCACGTTTGCATTTGATACACGGGCAGATAGCAAACAAACCTACCAGCCTTACAATAAGTTCCAAGCAGAATTTACAACAAAGATAGACTCAACTCATACGTCTTCCCCAAGCTCAGAAGAAAGAAGCATTAATATCTATAATACATTAGCTACTGCCGATGATAATGGTATAACTGTTTCTCAACAACTTCCAGCAGGTAATTTAAATATTAATGGCGCACTTACTTCAGGTGGTGCAGCTACTTTTACAAACGCTAGAGAAATTAGTTTTAAATCAAGTCAAGATCTTTCTGCTATAGATTTTACAATCACAGGAACAAACCAAGAGGGAGATGCTCTAGTCGAAGCAGTTGACGGTCCAAACAATACAACAATAAAAACTACAGCTTTTTTTAAAACTGTTACACAAATTGCTTGCAGCGCAAGCAGCACTGATTCTGTTGAAGTTGGGGTTACAACTAAAGAAGCTGTACCGTATTTTGATACTACAGGAAGCAGAAGCAGCACTGCTATTGCTGGTCATTATGCTAGTTCTACACATATTGGATCTATAATTAGGTATGCTGGTAATGAAGTAACGATAGCTAAAGTAAATAATAGTTCTCAAATAAAAGGTGTTATTAAAGATAGCCTAACAACAAGGTTAGAGGTTCTTAATCCTTTAAGAGTAAACGATGGTAGCAGCGTTGTAGAAGTAAGCCAGCCATCTCATGGGTTTTCTGTTGGAGAAGCAATAACACTATCTGAAGCTGCTGCTGTTGGAAATATATCTGCAAGTAATCTTAACGGTGCAAGAACTATTGCAGCAATTATTGATGATAACACATATTCATTTACTGCTGGTGGCGCAGCTAACGCTTCTATTGATGGTGGTGGTTTTGTAAAGATTACAAGTAATGCTCCGACAACAGACTTCGATGAGCAATCTTTCTCAGCAAAGCGTGGCTACCCTGCTGCTGTTACAGTTCATCAAAACCGTTTAGTATTTGGTGGTACTTTAGATCAGCCAGATACATTGTTCTTTAGCAAGATTGGTAGCTTTTATAACTTCGATGTCGGTGAAGCCTTAGACAACGAAGCCATAGTTGCAACGGC